GACTCCCGCAGACCTTTCCCTTCAAGCCGAAGAGGGCTCCTACCGGGTTCTCACCCCCAATGAGCGGGGAGTCCACGAACGGGCGAACGAGATCAACCGGAAGGCCATGAGTACCTTGAAGCCCAGGGCGGAGCCTTCTTCGCAAGACTGAGCCCGTCCCGATAGTGCTTCTATACCCCCACCTAGTCAGCAAGGGACTCTCGCTCCGACGGGGCGTGACGACCGGCAGCCAGCACCTCCTCTCCCCGCAAAGGGAGATGGTCGATGAATGAACGGACGCACGACGATCTTGAGCTACAGGGGGGCTTGTCCCCAAACCTGCTCTGGGCAGGGGTGATGAACGAACGAAGCGATGGACAGCAGCGCAACGTCGGTTGACGAACCCTGAGGTGCCTGATGGCTTTCCCCGGTAGTAATTACGCTCCCCCGAACGTCTACACGCAGACCCTTTTCGAGAACCCCTTCAGCGGAGCCATTGACTCCCTGAAGATCCCGGTGTTCATCGGAGAGGGTAACGAGTATCTGGTCCAGGAGGATCTGGAACTCGTTCGTGGTTCCTCCGCCACCATCGACCAACGACGGGTGGACGAGGATGAGACCGGCAGAGCGGTGGTCTCCATCTCCGCTACGGGACTCGTGACCCTCGGGGCCTTCAATGGGGTCCTGACGCAGTTCCGGGTACGGAACCTTCCCATCGTCACGGGTGACGGGACGGGGACGACTTCCAACAGCCGCAGCGACGTGTCGGTCACCATCGACGGGAGCCCCATCGTGGTGCTCTCCGTGGCCGGGACTACGGGCATCATCGAACTGGCTCAGGCGCCCCTGGCGTCTGAAACCGTCAAATGCACCTACTTCTTCAACCGCACGGATACCCTGGTCACGGATGACGTGTCGGAACAGGTGACGGCGACGGCAGCGTTCATCCGGGCCACCAGCGGCCTAGACGACGTGAACGCCCCGGCCGGCGGTACGGACACCATCGAGTTCTACGATGACATCCTCGGCCCGAACGGGCAGGTGGCGGTTCCGGCCAACAACGGTCTGAGCGTGACCGTGGATGGGGTGGACTACGATGTGACCATCCCGGCCGGCGCTGCCTACACGATGGCGCAGATCGCCAACGTCATCGGCGGCCTTGCGGCGGGAACGCTGACGGGCTCCACGTTCGACAACAACTTCGGCCACTCCGCCCTGCAACTGAACGCCACGAACGACGTGACGGCCCGGGAAGGGACGGCCAACGCCCTGCTAGGGCTCACGGCGGGTCAGACCTCCTCCCGGAACAAGACCTTCTTCACCTACCAGGGTCCCGTTGTGGACGGCACCAACGGTGGTGTCACCACAACGGACACCTCCAAGGTGACGGTGATGGTCAACGGGAGCCAGGTCATCCCGGCTTCCCTGACGGGCTCTACCCGGGCGGTGGTCCTCACTACGGCTCCCCCGGTGGGCGCTACGGTCACGATCCAGTATTGGTTCAACGCCTGGCAGGACACCTTTGACTACCTGGCCCACGATGGCGTCTCTGCCGTCTCTTCGGTTGGGGATGTCCCGGGTGGCGGGGCCTACATTCAGGAGTCGGACTTCATCCTCCAGGACGACAAGATCCTGTGGGGCACGGCTTGGTCCGTGGCGGCCGGCACGACTTCGGCCGGTTCCGACTATTTCAACGACACCCAGGTCTCCGGCACACTGATCGACGACCGGACCTACATGTCCGCCTGCACGGCGGTCACGACCACGAGTGGCGGGGTCAGCGAGTCCAGCACTACGGAGTTCACCCTCCCCTTCACCCCCACGACGGGCAACGGGCGGGATACGAGTCTGGGCAGCAGCCTGTTCCAGACGGTCAGCAACAGCCGGATCGACCTCCCGACCAACCGGCCGGATGTCGTCAACGCCTACTGGGGCTTCAGCGTTCAGGACGCCTACAACCGTGGCGAGGTCACGATCACGAAGGTAGAGGGTAGCGTTGTCACCCTCCAGGACCCGGTATCGGCTGGTGCCACGGTCTACGTCACCTTCTACTACAACCTCTTGACGGACCAGACCCTCACCCTGACGAACACCCTGGCGGGTGCATCGGGTACGGGTACCTACACGATCTCCAACACCCTCAGCGTCCTTCAGTTCGGGGCGGCCTACAACACCGCTTCCAAGGGCGCCGGCCTCGCCGGGGTCACGCTGGTCTTCCCCAGCGGTTCGGAACTGAGCCCGGACACCCGCCTTGAGGCCGTGTCGGGCACTGACTTCACCGGCCCGGTGGAAGAGGTGGCCACGGTCACGATGGCGGCCCGGAACGCCACACCGGCCAAGTACACGGTGCCTGGCTACGGCCCCTACGAGTTCATCGAAGGTCAGTCGGACCGTGCTCGGGTGGTCCTCAACAGCAGCGAACTGGCTGCCGGTGTTGGCGGCCTGGACCTGACGAACCCCACGGGTATCACGGCGCCTATCGCCCACACGGGCGGGTTCTTCTGCTCCGTGGTCTCCGACGAGATCGAGTACACGGGCGGCACGGGAGCCACCTGGGGTGCTAGCTACTCCCTCACGGCGGACGAGGAGATTGTCCTCACCATCGACGGGGTACAGGTCACGGCCGGCATCGGCGCCCAGAACAACGTGGACATCAGCGTCTACCAGGCGGCCATCAATGAGGCGGCCAGCGGCCACCAGGGTGTGGCGGGTGTGGCGGCTCCGACCACCACAACCTTCGAGTTGGCTGCGGCCAGCCGCTCCCTGATCGACGACTACTACAACGGTTGGACGGTCGTGGTCGGAAACGGGGCCGGTGCTATCACGGCCGGCTCCACGGGGACGGTCCTGAGCTACGTGGCTTCCACGGGTGTCCTCACCCTCACGGCGGTCATCGATGGGGTCAACGCTTTCGTGGCGGCAGACCCCTACCGGATCTACAACTCGGCCACCATGGCGGAGATGAAGACGGCGACCCGTTTCGACGGGGCTGTGGCCATTACGGCTGCGGACTTCAACTCCTTGGGTGTCCTCTACGTGGGCGACACCTCTGGGGCGGCTACAGGGGCACTGACCTTCGGCAACGCCACCTACGCCAATGCGGCGGCCATGGCGGCCCAGGTCAAGACGCAACTGGACGTGTTCACGGGCGGCCTGGGAGCGGGCTTCTCTGGCCTGGAAATCTTCTGCGTAGCGGATGCCAGCGGACGGCTGGTCTTCACCGTGCAGCTTGCCGGCACGGATGCAGAGGGCTACCTCCAGTTCCACAACAATGCCATTGCCGCCACGGCGGACTTCGGCATCCTGGCGGGTCTGGACACGAACACCGCTGTCGGTCGGGGTCAGTCGGCCCTCATCGTGGCGGACGTGGCCCGTGTCTACGAGATGGCCCACGGTGACGGCTCCAAGCCCCACGACCGGCTCATCCTCCGCAACCGGCTCATCCCGGGCGGAAGCTCGCTGTCGGCTGGGGATGTCGTTGACCAGTGCCAACTCCTCGTGGGTGCAGGTTCCGGCAATACCAAGGCCGGGCTCGCCAACGGCACGACGGGTGAGGCGGGCGCTACGGCGGTCGTCACCCCGGCCACGATGGTCTCCAGGGTGGGGATCACGGGTGGTCAGGATGCGGCTTCCGGCCAGGTAGAGGTCACGTTCTACGACGGGACGGGCGCTCTGGCGCAGAACAACGTCCTGGACCTCACCGTGGACGGGGTTCCCGTCCAGGTGACCTTTACCGCTTCCGCTGCGGGTACGGCTACGGACCTCGGTCCGGCGTCCGGTGCCAGCAACGGGTCGGTCATCGACCAGATCCTAGACGCCATCGGCACCATCGCTGGGGTCCCCTTCGGGAATGCGGCGGCGGCCTTCGCTGCCCTCATGGTCCAGCAGGAGGGTGCGGGCTTCCGGGTCAACTCGCAGACCTCTGACACGACTTCGGTGATCACCGTCGGGAGCGGGTCCGCCAACACCATCCTGGGGTTGGCCTCCGGTGCTTCGACCTCTCGGGATCTCGTCTCCACCAGGCGCCTTGTCTCCGCCCTGAACTCCAACCGGGACGTGGACTGGGCCGACAAGATGCTGGCCTGGGCGACGACCTCTACGGCGCAGTTCTTCACAGCGGTGGACATGGGGATCGCCACGGTCCAGGAGGATGCCTCCGGGAACGAGTACCTGTACATCCAGAGCACCCCGACCCTCACGGCCAGCTACGGCGCTGCCTCCATCGTCACGATGCGGGACCCGACGGCGGCTGGTGTGGTGACGGACTCCTGGCTGGCCTACAACACGGGCATCGGGGCGGACAGTCTCGACGGTGCCGTGGGTGAGCCGGCTCTGGAAGGTTTCTTCGTCACCTCGAACGTGGCGACGGGTTCCGGGTCGGTCAACGAGTCGGCCCTGAACAACGGGGTCGGCCAGGACGGTGTGGTCGGGCAGACGTACCGGGACTTGGTGACGGGCTTGACCTTCAC